TTCGTGAACTCGCCGAAGGCGAACTCATGCGCGTCATCCCCTTCCAGGATGTGGAAGGTGAAGGCGTCTTCTACGACGTCGAGCAGGAACTGCCGTCCGTCGGCTTCCGTGGCATCAACGAAACCCTTGACGCCTCCTATGGCGTGCTCAACCCCCAGTCCGAGCGGCTGAAGGTGCTGGGCGCTGAGGTGGACGTCGACACCAGCATCATTGACATGCGCGGCCCTGATGCCGTGGGTGATCAGGTGCGGATGAAGGTCACCTCCATGCGGATGACCTTCGAGGACCAGTTCATCAATGGTGATGAGTCGGTCAATCCCCGCTCGTTCGATGGCCTGAAGCGCCGGATCAATGCCGGTAGCTCCCAGGCGATCAACATGAACGGCGCCCTGTCGCTCTCGGCGCTGGATGAGCTGATCGACGCCTGCGACGCCATGGGCGGCCAGAAGGTGCTGATCATGAACAAGAAGATGCGCCGCCGGCTGAACACCGCAAGCCGCGCCACCAGCATCGGTGGGTTCATCAACTACGAGCTCGACAGCTTCGGCCGTCGGGTGACGCAGTACGGCGACGTGCCGATCATCGTGACCGACACCAACGCGCAGAACCAGCCGGTTCAGCCGTTCACCGAGACCAGCTCGAGCACCTCGATCTACTGCGTGGCGATGGGCGATCTGCTCACCACCGCCATCCAGGGCCGCTGCCGCGGGCAGTTCGGCATCTCGGTGCGGGCCATGGGTGAGGTGCCTGATGCGCCCGTTGACCGTACAAGGATCGAGTGGTATTGCGGCATGGCTGTGTACAACGGCCGCAGCGCCGCTCGCCTCTACGGCGTGACTGACGCGGCTGTGACTGCCTGATCTTTCTTCCTGTTCACCTGAGGTAACGCCTTATGGCACGCTCCACTGGTCTCGCCCCGCGTAGGGGCTACTCACTCGATGCCGGCACCGTTCTGCTCGGCGCCGTCGCCGCTGGCCCCCGCGGCCGTGACGCCGCCACCCGCACCGGTGCGGAACTGCTGCTGAACACCCGCCTGGAATCCCAGGACGTGTTCAAGCTGGTGGCCCACGGCCAATCCAGCACTTCCGCTGGCGGCTACATCGTCCAGGCTGCTCACGTTCCCGAAGGTTCGACCACCCCGTCGACCTACGCCACCATCGGCACGGTGACCCTTGCCCCCGGCATCCAGGAGATTCCCCTCTCTGGCGCTGTGGTGGGTGATCTGTGCCGCAAGGCGCCGACTCCCGACGTCACCGGTGATGTGCGCGTGACGGCCGTTCGCCTGATCCCCGGCAGCGGCACCCTGACGATCACGAATGTTGCTCTGACCGACAACGTGGCCACCGTCACCGTTGGCACCCACTCGCTGCAGGTGGGTGAGGTTGTGACGGTCTTCTGCAGCAACGCTGTTTTCGATGGCGTCTTCACAATCACTGCGAAGACCTCCACCACGATCAGCTTCGCGAAGGAGAACGCGAATGTGACCAGCGCTTCGGCGACTGGCACCGTCACCAACGGGCTTGCCGTTCCGGCCGGCACCAACACGATCAGCCTTCAGTACGCCTGAGCCTGATCGCTCTCTCTGGGCTGTCCCACGGGGCAGCCCTTCAATCTTTGAGGCGCAGCCATGAGTATCGCAACGATGCCCGGCATGACACCGGAGCAGATGCAGCAGGTGATGGGCGATCGCCCGGCTGTGCCCGCCCCGCCGCTGGAGCTGCAGCAGGAGACCGAGCTGCGAGCGCCGAAGCGTGCGCGGACGAAGGGCGACAAGCCGGAAACCTGAGGCATGCCCAGGATTCGCCCCGCCACCTACACGCTGCGCATCCCCCAGCGGGCGACGCTGGAGGAGCCGATGACGCTCAAGACCGGTGGGGTAGCACTGAACCTCACCGGCTACACGGTGCTGGCGCAGATCTGGAAGGACGAGAAGCGCCGCACGAAGCTGGCGGATCTGACCGTGACCTACGTCAACCGCAGCCTGGGTCAGATCAAACTGTCGATGACCAGGGCGCAGACGAGAGCGATCACTGCCGGCGGATTTTGGGACCTGCTCGTGATCGAGCCTGGCGGAGCGGCGGATTACTGGCTGGAGGGTCCGGCGGTGCTGGATGTCGGCCTCACGGATGACGTGGCATGAGCAATCAGGTCGAGATCACCGTTGCGCCGCCTTCGCAAGTTTCTGTTGAGCTGCAGCAGGGCGCGACGCCGTCAGTGGTGCTGAATGCACCGAGCGTGCCGACCGTGGTTGAGATCAACGCGCCGATGCTGCAGCAGCCGGTTGCCGCGGTTCGCATTGATGCGTCCACCGCTGGGACCGTCTATGCGGGTCGGGCAACCTATGGCGCCGCCGAATCCGCCGCGCTGTGGACCATCACCCGCAGCACCTACGACGCTGCCGGGATCCGCACCAGCAAAGGCACGGCATCTGACGTGACCTGGACTGGCCGAGCAACCCACACTTACAGCTGACCCATGGCCATCATCACCAGCAACCCGATCCCTGACCCCGAGGGCGATTACGACAAGCTCGGGATCAACCTTGCTGTGTCGCCCATGTGGCGTGAGGACAGCATCGGCTGCAGCGTGGCAATGCGGCTGACCCCGTTTCGTGTTCGGGATGGTCTAGTAGAAAAACTAGACGACCAGGCCCGAGCAGTGGTCTACGGGGATGCGTTTGCCGAAGCTGTGAATGACCCTGCATTGGCGGAATGCGTGCAGGCGATTGAAGCGGCGCTGCAAGCATTTGTGACTGCTAAGGGGGTGTGATAGGTGGCAATCGTCCGTGCTGTAAAATCTGGTAACTGGTCGGACCCTACTGTTTGGGATACCGGAGCGCTTCCGACTCAGGCAGATAATGTTTACAGCAATACATTCACGGTGACGATTGATACGTCGCCAACGGTGTTATCTATCACCAATGCAGCGGCAACAGGGGTGACGGCTGGTGGTGGGTTTGTATTTAGTACCAGTGGTTATACGTTGACTGCTGACGTAACTGCTGGAGGAACCGTTATTTGCCTCTTAAATAACGCAAGTAGCGGAAGCAATAATATTATCGGTAATACAAGAGGAAGAAATACTGCGGGTCACGGGATTAGCAATGTGTCTACAGGAACTATAAATATAGTTGGCAATGTCTTTGGTGGTCTTCAAAACGGTGCACATGGCGCACTAAATGCTTCTTCTGGGACTATTATTGTTACTGGTAGTGTAATAAGCGGTTCACCGGGCACTGCAATACTTAATAACTCAACTGGTACAGTTATAGTCACTGGAGATGTAGTTGGTGGCAGCACTAGCACTGGACTTGGGATAGTAAATACATCAACAGGAACAGTTACAATCACCGGCACTATATCTGGAGGCACAAGCCTAGCCGGATATGGCGTTGCTAATAACTCAACCGGCACCCTCACCCACATAGGTACTGCCCAAGCGTCTGCATCCACTGCGGCTATTGGTCTGGGAGGGGCAGGACAGGTCACCATTCTCACCGGCCCCCTTCTCTCAACAACCACAGTAGAAGGCACTGCCGCTGCCAGTGGCGTCAACCCTTGCGTCGCCCAGCGCTGGTTTCCCAAAGACACCGCACTCGGCACCTTCAGTTACACAATGCGAGCCGAACAAGTTGCCACTGGTATCCGTGCTGCTCGCCCAATGTATTTCCCGCAAGCATACGAATCCGGTCAGCCGACCCCAGGTAACGTTCGCAGCGGTACTGTATATGGTCCCGAAGGTGTTTATACCGGCACCTGTGCTGTTCCTGCTGCCAATTCCGTCGCCTTTGGCGTCCCCGTGGACAACACCACCGGCACCGCCGTTCTCACCCCCGAGAGCGTCCGCGCTGCCGTTGGCCTGGCCAGCGCCAACCTCGACACGCAGCTCGATGCTCTGCCGACTGCAGCGGAGAACGCCACCGCCGTCTGGTCCGCTGCCACCCGCACCGTCACCGGTGGCACGGTCGATACGCTGACCAACGCGCCCGACGTGCCGACTGAGGCAGAGATTGCCGCTGCAGTCCGCTCAGAACTGGCCACCGAACTGGGCCGGATCGACGCCAACGTCTCCAGCCGGCTGGCGCCTGACGGCACCTTGGCCACGGTGACGACGCTCACGAACGCACCCGACGTGCCCACCGCCGAAGAAATCGCCGCCGAGGTGTGGAGCACCACCGAACGCGAGGTGACCGGCGGCACCGTGGATAACATCGCCAACTCTACCCCCGTCGACGCCAGCGAGATCGCAGAGGCCGTCCGAACCGAACTCACGCCTGAGCTGGTTCGCGTCAGCAACGCCGCCACCACCCAGGAAGTGGCCGACATCGTGGAAGGCGCCATGGCGCTGCCGGAAACCTAAGGCAACAGCATCGCCCGGCTCCATGGCTCCATCGCCCGCTCCGTTCTGGCGTGAGGTCAGGGCGCAGGCCATTGCAGGCACTCTCGTCGTTGTCGCTGCAAGCACGCTCGGCGGCATCGCCTACCTGATCCATCGGGTGCCATCACAGCTGGATCGGGTGATCGAGAACCAAAATCAGTTCCGCGGCCGGCTGGAGGTCATGGAGCGCACCGTTGATCAGCACGGCGACCGCATCGTTCGACTGGAGGCCAAGCCATGAAGCTCAGCAGCATCCTCGGGGCACTCGGCACCGGCGCCACCCTGCTGAAGGGCGCCAGCACTGCGGCGATCGTGTTTGGCGCGGTGTACCTGGTGGATTGCCGGCTGACCGACAAGGATCCAGGCGGGCGAGACCGCTGCTACTTCACCGCTGGCACGCTCATGGGGCTTGGCGGCATGAGCGGTGTGGGCTACGCCGTCGGCTTCAACACCTTCAATCCCGCATTGCGCAAGCCCGAAGATCAGGACGGCGGACTGTTCAAGCGTCGTCAGCCCTGAGCATCCTGCAGTTGTCGCTGGCGGAAGCTCTCCAGCACGTCCGTCCCGTAAGCCTCCAGCTCCTCGGTGGTGGTGTTTCTGATCGCGTAGACGACGGGCGCGCTGCCGGCTGGCACCCGGGCCAGGTTGTCGCTGCCGACGGTGGCCTCCAGTCCGGCCAGGCCGTGCAGGATCGCCCCGGCAGCCATCATCGTGCCGGCGGGCAGCAGTTCAAACTCACGGCCCCAGAGATGCTCGCCGTTCGGGAGCTGAAACAGCCTGGCGGCTCCCCAGGCCACGGTCGGCGCGGTCATCACAGGCCGGCAGCTGCCTGAGGTTGCCGGAAACCTGAGGGACACGCCTCCCGCCCGTGGCTGACATCAGGCTCGTCAACGTGGCCAAGAGCTACCAAGGGCTGAGCCACCAGACCGCGGCGCTGAACTGGCTGCAGGAGCGGATCCCGTCGCCGGTGCTG